TCCCTCTAGGGGGCGCCTGTTGTTAAAAGTGGATAGATTCGCGAAATGGCAGGAAGCTCAATCGCTCAGGCCAAGCTGCGGTCTGCCAAAGCTGCAGCAAAAGCCATCGTCAAGAAGCAAGTAGAAGTTGAGGTCCCGCCTCATGTGCTGAAGGCGCGCAACAACTTCGGCTACTTCTGCGAGTTAATGGGCAAGAAGCCCGCTCGCCACATGCGTGAGTGGCATCAAGTCTTTTTGACTGGCCAGAGCAACGATCACCTGCTGGATGTCGCGGGACCTAATACATGCCTGCTGAGTCCTCGCGGATCAGCGAAGTCAACTGTTCTTGGCTTGCTGCTGGGGTGGCTGATCGGCAGGCATGCCATTGCGAAAAAGCTGCTGCGGATCCTGTACGTCTCGTACAACGTCGACGTTGCCCGCAATAAAAGCGCTGCGATTAAAAACCTGATCTGCTCCAAGGAGTATCAGGAGGTTTTCCCTTGTGTGCGCCTCTCGAAGATGCGTACATCCGACGAACTCTGGAGTATTGACTGGGAGTTTGCTGAAGTCGACGTCCGAGGTGAGGACGCATTCACCGTTGCTTGCGCTGGCCTGAAGGGAACCATCACCTCGAAGCGATCCAACCTGATCGTGGTGGATGACGCCATTAAGAGTGCCGCCAGTATTGCCAACCCGGATATCCGCCGGGAGATGGAGACGAACTGGACGAACGTCATCGTGCCCACCATGTTCCAGGGTGCGCGAGCCATCGCCCTGGGCACCCGATTCCACTTTGATGATCTGTTCGCCACGATCTTCACTGAGCAGAAAGGGTGGAAGTGCATCACCCAGTCAGCGCTGCATTACGACGACGACGGAAGGCCTAAGTCGTATTGGCCAGAAATGTGGTCAGCAAAATACTTGCTGAAGCTGCAGTCCGATGACCGTGTGGCGTTCAGTTATCAGTACCTGAACCAGCCCGTGCGGTCCAAAGAGCTCGGCATCTCGCCGGAGCTGTTCGTGAAGGGTGAGGTCCCTGACGTGTACGACGTCATCGGCGTAGGCATCGACCTCTCGGCTGGCATGACAGAGAGGAACGATTGGACCGTGTTTACCTTGGCTGGCCGGGTTGACGACAAGGTCTACGTGATCGATTACCGGCGAATGCGTTCGATGGGGAACATCGACAAAATCGAGGCACTGTGCGAACTACTGGTCGAGTGGAACCTGCTTGAGGTGAATGACGAAGGGCAGTACTTCAAGTCGCCGTCAGCTGTCACCATCTGGCCAGAGGTCGTCGCCTATCAGAAATCGTTTGAGGGCGACATGAAGCGGATCCTCTTCAATGAGTGGCAGCTCTACAACCTCTCCATTAGCCCTGTAAAGGGTTTCCGTGGTGACAAGCTCGCTAGGTTGAGGGGGATCATGGGGCTCTTCGAGCACAAGAAAATTATCTTCAACAAGTACCGTGATTTTAGTTGCATGATCGACGAGATCGTCAACTTCGGCCATTCGCCTCACGATGACTGCGCTGACTCATTGAATATCGTGGTGCAAGGCCTTATGCGACGCGGAAGCGCGCAAATTGAGTGGAACTAAAATAGAAGAATGAGCCAGGCTACCCACGACCGTTTCCGGCGCATCCTTGAGGCTGCACGCAAGCGAGACGGCGCGTCCAATACGGACACAATGATTGTGAACAGCCATCTCTCGCAGATGAAGCTGTTCATGTTGCGCCAGGGCCTGGAGTTCTATCCAGCGCAGGACACTTTCGGGTTCCGAAAGAAGTTCATGGCGCAGCTGGTTGAAGAGAATGAGATTGACACCCGCCTAGAAGGCATTATTGATGACTTCCTGATTGACGGGAAGGGTCTGTTCTATTTCAGGCCGGTCAGGGACACCTACCGGATTATGTGGTTCAGCTCGGAGAACTACCGGGCTTACTACGACTCAGTTGGCCAGCTCGAGGAAGTTGAGCTGATCTATTCGTTCACGGTTCGCCAGACCATGAACGCGCCCATCGCCGTGGGTGATCAACAGGGCTCCAAGCGCTACGTCAAAATGCGTGTGCGCAAGGACGAGATCAAGGAAACGATCTCGACCGAGAAGCCAAGCTTTGATGCCGGCGCCCAGTCCCTGGCATTTGCGGTCAACAAGACTCGGACGCTGACCAACTCCCTGGGCTTTGTGCCTGCGGTCGAGGCGTTCAACAACATGCGTTCCACGGGGATGGACGCAACCGGTGAGTTCGACTGGCTTGCCGAGCAGATCGTGACCCACGACGATCTGGTCAAGAACATCCGCACCAACATCCACTTCTTTGGCAACCCGACCCTGGTGTCGAGCCGGCCGAAGCACGACCTTGTCGAGAGTGGCGAGGACGATGGATTCCGTCCGACCATCAGCTCTCAGGCCGGGTTCTACGCAGCGAATCGCCCGTCTACACGGGTCAGCTCACCGCTCTCTGGGGGTGGTGGCGGTGGCATGAAGGTGCCCCGGATTATTGCGAACGTTGAATCAACTGACCGCGCGGTGTATCTGACACCGGATGCAGTTTCCGGTGACCAGAACCTGTACGCCCGTCAGTACCGAGAGGAAATTCGTACAGCCCTTGGCGGTGTCGACGAGCTCGGTATTACGGCGGGTGCGACTGCTTACGAGATCAAGTCTCTCTACGGCCGAGCGGCCACTACTGCATCACGTCGTTGCCGTGGTCTGTTGACCTATGGCCTGTGCAAGCTGTTCAGCTTGATCATCTTCAACGAAGAAAAAATCTTCCGCGAATCATTCGCAGCTGCAATCGGCCTTGAGCGCCCTGAGGCACCATTCCGCGAGCAGTTCCCGGATGATGCTTCATTCGAGGAGGCAGCAACTCAGTTCCAGGAAATCCTGAAGCAGTACGAAGGGAATCTGGAAGAGCAAGTTGCAGGAGCAATTCAGAATCGAACTCTGCCTCCTGGCACTGTCGGGCTTATACCTGATGGTGACCGAAAGGTCGAGTGGCGCTGGAAGGGACCCGTCTTTGAGGATGGTACGGAAGATATACTTAACTCAAGTATTGTCGTTCGTAACCTCCAAGAACTCGGTGTTAATTCCATCGAGGCTCTTCGTTATCTCTTCCCAGACAAAACTGATGAAGAGAGGAGCGCAATGCTCAGTGGCTATCCATTCAGGATGGCGCAAGCCACGCAACAAAGCATTGGCACATTCCTGACGCTCGTTGAAAACATGCGTCAGATCCCGCATCCGCAAGCACCCGACTTACCGATGCTTGCAGATCCGAAACTTGATCTAACCCCGTACATCTACCGCGCACTTGACTTCCTCAAGCGCGAGCTGACTTATGCAGGACAGTACAGTGATGACACAGGCGGCGGCGACCCCGCAGGCCTCGATCCCATCGAGCGCGCCCGCGCCGACGCAGGCTTACCAATCAGCTCCGGTCCAGAGCGCCCCGAATTCATACCAGACTCCTTCGGCGCCGCAGCCGGAGGCTCCGGTCAGTTACCAGCAGGCGCCGCAGGCGGCCCCGCAGGTGAACCCATGGCAGCAGGCGTTCGAGCGCCTCAGCGACAGCCTGAGCGCGACGCGCAGCTCCCAGCCCCAGGCAGCCTTCTCAACGCCGACCCCGCAGGCAGCCCCTACGCAAGCGCAGGCATGGCAAGCTTCGGCACCGGCGGCATTCCAGGCGGCGCCTTCCGTTTCGGGGCTGCAGACCTCAATTCCCCAAGCAACGCCGGCGTACTCCCCGACACAGGCGCCCAGCTACAGCAGCGAGCAGACGCAACTCGGGAGCGACGAGTATCTCGCAAGCGTCAGCAACGAAAGTCTTGAAGTCCTTCAGCACTTCGGCGCTGAAGCTCCTGCACTTCTGAACCGCTACTCCTGCGTTGTCGAGGACGCTCTGTTGGCTCAGGCCGAACAGACCGCCAACGTGATGCAGCAGGTTGAGCAGCTGGGTATCTCCCTTGAGGCTGCCCAGAAGGTCATTGACGCCGCAGCGGAGGACAACGCTGCGTACCACGTCATGCTGACCAACCCCGACATGTTGGCTGCATACGTCAACGACTTCTTCGGTGCTGAAGGTCCCTATCCCCAGGAGACTGCTCAAGATCGGCTGGCCGCTGAGGTTGCCGCTAACGAGCAGCGCTTCCAGCCCCCTGCCAAGGCTTATCAGCGTCCCGAAATCGAGATGCAGCAGCCTGGCGTTCAGGCTCCCCAGGGTGGCGATGACTTCTGGGCCAACTTCAGTGCACTGAGCGACCGCAATCCCGCCGCCGCCTGGCAGCTGCTGTCCCAGGCAGGCCCTGACGCCCTTCGCAGCAAGGTGCTGGTTTCCGAGGGCTGATCACTATCCGGCCCCAGGCTTCTGGGGCCTTTTTCTATGAACTATCCCGGATCCCTCCCTCAGAACGAGAATATCAACGCTGTGATGCTGAATCAGCAGCCTGGCTCTCCAGATGCCTATCAGCTTCAGCAGTCGATGCAGCAGGCAGCGAAGAAAGCCGAAGTTGATGCTGGTACTAACCAAGCACAGAACATTGCGGCAATCAGTGGTGCAGCACGGGCCGCCGCTGCTGGTCAGGACACCCCTGAGAACCAGGCGCGTGCCTTGATGTTGAACTATGCGACTGGTATTCAGTCAATTACACCTGGCGGTGGTCAGGCCAAAATGGCACTGGCTCAGGATGATGCACGGGAAGTGATGCGTCGCATCTACGGATAGAACTTGATCGTTAGGATTAGGCTCTAGCTGATATCAACCTGTGCGGCTTGCTGGCAGCGACGAAGTCTTCAACTCGCTGTCAGCAACAGCACGAAATACTAAGCGTGATTCTGGTCAGCACGTTGAAAGTGTGATTGAGCAGATCGAATTATTGCGTGCGAAAGGTTTAGGCGAGCAAGCCGCCATTACGCACGGCCTGAACATCTGGGAAGGCAAAGAAGAAGCGGTGTCAGCCGGACCGCGATTTGCTGCGATTTACGGCGATGTACCAACTAGCCCTCCAGGGGACGATAGCCCTGGCAATAGCTCTGATTGAGAGCTTTGAAGGCATTGAATATCAGGCATATACCGATCAAGTAGGAGTTCCAACCATCTGCGCTGGGTTGACCCAGTACCCGGATGGAACTCCGGTGCAAATCGGTGATAAATGCAGTGCACCAGTCTGCAGGGCTTATTTGCAGACGATGCTGGAAGAGCAGTATGTCCCTGCGCTGATTCGAATCCCGGGGTGGGATCGGCTGGGCAAGTGCAGGAAAGCTGCACTGTTGAGCTTTGCCTGGAATATGGGTCCGAACTTTTACGGGCGTGAAGGTTTTGAAAGTATTACGAGCGTTCTTGCTAGAGGAGCCAAGAACCCGGAGGCTTACGACGAAATCCCATCAACTCTGTCGAAATACGTCTACGCCAATGGCCGTGCTCTTGAAGGGCTAAGGATTCGCCGAGCAGAAGAGGGCCGCATTTGGCAGCGCGAGTCGGATGGAACGATGCTTTACGACTGCAACCTGGCGACGTTCCTTAAGAAGGCACCAATCCCGAGCAAGTTTCTTTCGAACGATGGGAAGCTGGGGTTTCAGCCTGGAGAGCGCCTTGAGGTCGTTGCTGTTGATGAAATCCCAGAAGATTCGCATCAATGGGTGACTCTTAAGGAGACTGGTGAGCGATGGGCGCTCTATAGGCCGCATTGGTCGATCTGGAGCGAGTCACGTGCGAAGGACGGCAATGATGATGGCTTGATTGATTGGGGAGACTTCTCAGCGAAGGTCAGCAGGCATCTGACCGTCGGCGAAATACTGCAATGGGACAGCCGCAGAAGGCCCGATAGCGGGAGCGAGATCGAAAGAGAGCTAATTGCGCTTGCTACTCAATACGACTTCATTACAGAGGCTTGGGGCGGCCCCTTAGGCGTTACCAGTGGGTATAGGCCAGAGCCAATCAATTACGAGGTCGGAGGAAAGCCAGGCTCATTCCACACCAAGGGGATGGCGCTTGATATCTATCCAGTTGGTGAAAGCTGCAGCGTGTTCCACAAATGGTTGAGCCGCCGATGGAGCGGCGGCCTGGGTGATGGCTGCAATCTCGGATTCGTGCATATCGATATCAGGGATGAAGGTCGCTTCCATCCCCGAGCCGATGCTCGACCGTGCTGCACCTGGGGCTATTAGTCGCGCTGGCGCCAGTCGTCGGTTTTGTCTTGGTGGAACCAGGAGACGATTTCTTCGACACTGTTGAATCCATCAACAATGTGATTAGAAGGATCTGGATCTCCCAGATCCATCCTGTTCATGAAGTCATCAAGGCCGCCCGGGACCATGTCAGGGTTGTTTGCAGCGCGACGTGCCCTGCGCAGCATTTCAGCGGCGCTGCGATTGGACTTGCCGAGCTTGTCGGCCCAAATCATGTCGTCGAGCTTGACCTCTTCTCCAGAAGCGATGCGTTTGCAAATGAACTCAAGACGGAGGCGATATTGAGTCGACAGCATGCTTTTTTCTGGAATGTAACGAGATCACTTGCCTTGGCCACGCAAAAGCTTCTTGCCTTTTTTGGGACGGCTTCTAGTGCCCTGACCTTGTGTTGTCGTTTTCTTGATGGGATCCTTGTGGATCGCACCCATCAGGCTCTTTGAAGTCTTTGCCATCAGACCACCCGCACGGCCATTGCGCCGATGTTGAACTGAACGGTGTCGCCAATCTCGACATCGACGCTTGATGTCAGCTGACCAGAAGCGAGGAAGTTGCCACCACTGGCTGCATCCCAGACACCGAAGTGAGTAACGGTGATAGGGGAGACGTTTGTAGCAGATGTGGTCAGCTGAACAACGCCGGTATTGGTGACTTCAAAGCCACCACCAGAGGCACCTGCAACTGTGCTGAGCGCAGCGCTGGAGATAGCGGTCCTGTTGGTGGAGCTGGTAATGGTGTTAGTCACATCACCGTTCGTACCGGCAGTACCGGGGTCAGACGAATGCAGGGAGATGTAGACATTCGAGAGCGCAGTCGGGAAGGGAGAGCCTTTGACCCAGTTCAAGACTTGCGTCGCAAAATACTGCGAGAATGCCATGGACTTCTATTATCCGAAAGAAAAACTATTTACCCCATATCAGGGGCCGCCATAGCCTCCTCCGTAAGGAGGCGCCGAACTAAGCGTAGCTATATTTGCGCCAGTAACTGATGCCTTGCCGCCTATCTTGTGCGTCATCTTGAGTCGACCGCTAGGCAGCATGGAACAGATAGCCACACCTTCTGGAGTAGTCAGAGCCCCTCGGGTTCCAGAAGTGACGAGCAAGACACCAGTTGGGCGCTTGAGTTGATCGTTGGTCGGGATGGTGGAGACAAGTGGGCCAGTCAGAAGTACGGGGCCAATCATCTTTGCGATAGCAAAGCGTGCGTACGATTGGCTGCTAAGGGTGACTAGGCCTTCAAGAGCAGAGAAGCGAATTGCTTGGACTTCAACGCTATATGGGATTTTCTGCCAGAGGCTTGACGAAACGGTGAAGTAATAGGTGCCAGCTGGCATCGGCTGACTGAATTCTTCAAGATCGGTATTCTCAATCTCATTTGCGTAAGAGAAGCCGAAGTCATTGAGCTGACAAGGTTTGCGCTCAGAATTCAGGATGCCAACGCTGATCTGTTTATCGGTGTAGCGATTGACGTTGTTCTTGAGGATCCTGAGATCGGCTGTGCCTAGGGTCGTGATCTTGAAGAAGAGAGTATGAGTTCCAGTCTCTCCGCCAATCTCACCACTGAAACTGCCATAGAAGTTGTTTACCGCCCCAAGGTCGCGGGACTTGGAGACCGAGTTGTGCTGGACAAACGCCGGGCGCAGGAAGGTTGGATAAGAAGGATCGCTCCCGCCTTGCTTGGTTTTTGGAGCTCTGGTTGGTCCTCCAGCGGCTGGTGAGAGGGTGTTGTTTCGAATGCCGACCTCCGACATCGAGCCATTGAAAAGCCCAACAGTCAGGTGGAGAATCAGGCTTCTCTTGAAGACCGTGTCAACGACAACCGAGTAGGCCTGAGAGTCGCCAGCAATGTAGGCGTCGTAGTACGGGTCGACGTCCGCAAAGGTGGAGCTGAAAGAACCCTTTGCGGGAAGGGTGAAATACCCCCGCGCATAACTGGTGGGCGCTGCCCCGTAGGGGAAGTTTGTGGTGGCTGGGAGGAACTTAAGCGCCCGGGAGAGGAGCGCATCGGTAACTGAGCTGGCGAACGTGCCTGATTCCGCTTCTAGGTAGAACCCGAAGCCGGCGCTGACGGGTGCAGCTGTGGCGGAGTAGGACGCTGAACCAGCGTCAAAGAAGCTCCTGTAGCGGGTAAAGACCTGCGGGAGCGTGACGTTGTATCGGCGACTGATCAGCTGGAGAGTGTTCTCCAGGATGTCACCGTTAAGGGTGGTATTAAGAGCCAGAGGCTCAGCAGTTAGATCTCGCTTGCCGTATTGGACGACAACGCCAACCGAGATGGTCCTGGTGAAGCCGCCCAGGCTGACATTTCGGCTGCTGACGCTTTTCTGTCCCGCAGGAATCAGCAGATCGTGGATACCAATCGAGGTGGCGGGGATTCCAGCAGCATCAGAAGAGACGCGCGTGGTCGCACCACTTGGCGTATCGCAGGCCTCGAGTTCGCCTAGAGCAGATCCAAACCAAACAACCCTGGAGCCAGCAGATGGGGACTGGGTCGGACAGAAGTATTTGATCGTGTCCTGATTGGAGGCGTTGTAGAAGGATGGGTTGCCGTCGAATTTACGGGCATTGCGATAAATGACCACAGAAGTGCGTGTCGCACCAACCCATACGCCGACAGTTTCAGTATTAGTTTTGGCGTACTTGTATGCGAGGCGAAACGGCAGGTTTCCGCTGTTAAAAAGGATTGTGGTCCAACCAGAGTCAGCGGGAAATGGGGCCGTGGAAGACCCTGACCCGTTAACAGCAAAGACGATTAGTAAGTCATTCGCCTGGTGCGAAGGCATGACAACACTGAACGTGTCGTCAACTGCCCCGCCGACGAAGGTGACCTCGTCGTCCTGCAGTCGATAAACAGCACGAAAGCGAGTATCGAAGGCCCCGGTTTCAACCGAGAGCCTCCGATAGGTGAGATCTACGGGCGCTGCCGTTGAGCTGAACGAGGCCGATGCAGCGGCAAGATCTGGATATACCGCTGGCATGGGTTACCTCGGGCGGTGAATGATCAACCCAGGGTCAGAGCGCCTGAAGCCTGGTCAAAGTCAATAGTGAGACTCTCGCCGGAATTCAGGGTGAGAGGTGCGCCGTAATCGAAATAGCCGATCAGCGGATCAGCGGGAGAGGTCGGCGTGTCGTTGTAGAGGTAGATGTACTGGAAGGGGCCAACCGTTCCAGTGGAGCTAAGCGTGAGGTCGTCGAGGACCAAGCGATAGGTGCCGGAAGTCTGAGCAGAGCTACTGGTCGTGACGTTCCGAGAAGTCAGACCGGTGTAGCTGATCTGAGTGACATTGGCCAGCACGCAGTTCGTGGTGGTCGTTGTCGGAGGGGTGGTTTCGGCGGAGGGAGCGACGTTGCTCAGCGCGAGAACAAGCTGGTCGCTGCCCAGATTGTGAACACCTTCGCTGAGATGCTCAACAAAGCCGTTCAGTTTATTGAAGACAGCCATTCTGCTGCAGCTTGATTATGGATCCAGTCTAAGGAATGTTGCGTGGGATTATACGTCGTAGATCCTGCACTGCTCATCACCAGGATTGTCCTCGCAAAACTGGATGAATTTCTGTCGCATCCGAGAGTCCTCGCAGACGGCTGACTCCTGGACGGGTTCGAAAAAGATGTCGGTGGGCTTCTTCTCGACAGCGTCTTTATTGAATACGCAGAAGCCGTCTTCGCATCCGTGTTGGTCTAATTCCATTTCCTTATGTTCTCAATCTCTAAATGCTAAATAAGCCAGGTGCCGCCGCACGGGGGCCAGTCGCACGGCGGATCAGTTACCAGTCTGTTGAAACTGCAAAAACCCAGACTCCTGGCTCGGTAAGTAGGCTCCTGACGCAGTTCTTCTTCGGAGCATTCACATCTTATCGAGTCCTATTGGATAGGAGGCTTGTTGACGAAGGTTTTGCGCATCGTCTTATGGATATAAGGTCTCATGCTGGTGATTAGGTGCGAGGTGGTTTCTCTTGAGAATGAAATCACAAGGGAACCATTCCCATGCTTGAAACACGTGCAGGGAAAGCCATTCCGGTTGAGCCAGTCAGCAATGGCTTCATTGCTTGAGTCGCCAAGGCGTGTCATGAACTTGCCCTTGCGTCCAACCATTCTCCCTCGGTCAGACCAGAGAGCCGTAATGCCATAGAGGCCACAGATATCCATGATCTGAGGGGTGACGATCTTTTTGTCACGGGGGTACATCAGCTCGTAGGCCCTGTGAAGCTCTTCACTGCGCAGCCGCAAGCGCTGCTTGTCGTAGAAGCCGTCGGTCGGGACAACATCCCAGAAGTACTCGAGTGTGCCGGGATGGCTTAATCGAAGCTGCTTGAGCTGGTGGTTCTGGTAGACCTTTTCGGTTTCAGAGCGAACGATCTCCAACCAGGGGCGCAAGCGCCGCCCCCTCAATCCGATGTTGCCGACTCCCAAGCAATAACTCAGTACGCGCTGAACGAATTGCGCTGACATCGGGAATATCTCCAGTGAATAGATGAAGGCGGCTGGGAGGGGCGTAATCGA